TACTCTAATGTCTTTTGGATTTTTTGATTTATGCATATCATCGCCTGAGAAAGTAACTGCATCAACATCTCCGTATTCTTCGTTTGGAGAGTTACTGTAGTCACCACAAGGTGATTCGTCTTTTGGTCCGTCTACTATATCACGTAATCTTTCTATATCAGTGCGCATAGGCATCATGTCTGGTTTAACTTCAGATGCTCCACCTAACCCTGCATTTTTCATCATATCGAGCAAATCAGCAACGTGTTCTTTACCAGTTGCATTCATGCTTACGTTAATACTGACAGGATTTCCTTTGTCCATTGGAGGAGTCATTGGAGGAGCCATTGGAGGCATACCGCCTTCATCAACTGACTGTAAAGACTCAAGAATTGTTTTCATTTCAGAAGTGCCTTCGCCTTTAAATTCTCCAGTACCATTTTCTACACTTTCGAGATTTTTTAAAATTTGATTCATATCCATTATTTGCTCCCTATTGCACTTACTGCATTTTCTTCGTTTGTAATATCTTGAGATTCACCTTTTGGTGCACCTTCCATTGGGTCATGTTTTCTTTCTGTGCGAGCTTTTTCTAATTCTTTTAATAATTCCATAACGCGATTCCCGCCAGCATTTTTTTGCGCATCTTCGCTTTTAATTGGATCTTCATATTCTGAATTTAAAAGTGCTTCGTAAGGTCCGGCGCCTTCTGTACGAGCTTCGCCGGCTTGATTGCCATCTCTTGTTTCTTCAGCAAGAGGATTAGCAACGTAAATGTGGCTTTGGTCTATACCACAACATGATCCTACGTACTCTTTGAGAATTGCATCAGTGGTAGGATAAGTTAAATCTACTTCATAATATGTTACATGACAATTATCCAAATTTGGAAAATCTAATGGACGTGATTGAATTGGCGTTCTTTTGCCAGTTGTCATGTTTTTTATGCCGTATCTTTTTAAGCAAGTCTCTAGCATATCCTCGCAACCTTCTGGTAAGTCGCCTGCTATACCAATTTTAAAAGGATATGACTTTTCTGATTCTGTTAAAAATTCTGTAAATTTTTTCATATTAACTTTCCTAATATAAGTTATTTATCCTTATCTAAGCCTTTTAACTTTTCTATTAGACTATTTCTGTCTGTGACAACATATCCGTCGCCTTGTATTACACCATTATCGCTATAATCTTCTTTGTCCATTTTTTCTTTTTTAAGTTGCAGCTCAATCATTTTTAATTTTTTATCTAGTTTAGCAGTCTTTGCATCTAAACTAGTTTTAAGCATATTACCTGCAACTTCAAATACACGCCCGCTATAACGACTTTCAACGTTCATACCTAAGTCCATTAAATCTTCATATGCTGTTAGTGCCCTATCTGCTATGTCATCTAATTCTCCGTCGGCTTTTTCGCCTAACCCTTTTACAGCAGGAAGAGCTGATGTAATTTTATCCAGTTCGGCTATGCTTCTAACATCGTCCTCTTGAACTGAGATTGCTTTTTTTGCTTTATCTTTTTTTGCTTCTTCTTTTGCTTCGTCGATTAAATCTTTGTTATCAGGCAAATTAAGCAATTCTTCTAATTTTTTAGTCATAAAAACACCATTAAATGCTACTATTATTTATCTGCGTGTGCCCTGATGGAAAATATCTCCTTCATTAACAATGCGGAAAAAGATACCTCTCTGCTTGCACCACTTAGCAGCGGCCTCCCATTTTGCTTGATTTTTAACCCAACTGGCTTGATTGTATTTGTTACGACCCAACTTTTCTTTTACAGTTTGATTTTCTGGTTTTACTTCTATAACTTCAATTCTGCGTCGGCCTTTTGCATCATTATAACAAATAAAAAAATCTGGAACGTATATTGTTTGTTTTCCATTTAATGGATTTCTATATGGTATTTTAATAGGTTCTGATGCCCATTGTTCTATTGCTTTATGCTCATCGCAAAATCGCATAAAAGCAAATTCCCAACTAGATCTATAAGTAGGGGTTCCTTTGCCGACGTATTTGTCTGGATTTTTAAGTGTAAACTTGCCTTGCGCAAACTTGGCCATTTTACACCACTATGTTTCGCGCTTCTTGTCGTTCAGTTGGAGTTTCGGCTTTATAGCCTAACTTAGACGTTTTCCCTCTATCAGCATTAAGTATTTGTGCAACCAAAGCAGATATTTGCACATCTGTTAAACCTTTTAATGTATCTATTAATTTAAAAATTTTTACATTATCTAACTTTGCTTGATTTAATAGAGTAGTTGCAGTACTTACTGCTGATGTTTTATCAAATCCTCTTTTGGTAAAAAATCCAACCACAGCGTCAACATCATTAGATGGAAATTCTAATTGTTTAACTAGGAATTTGTCAAAAAATTCTACTACTTGTGATTCAGATGTTGCTGGTGGCTTTGGTAAACTTGACATATATTCTCCTTAATCTGGAATTACTAATCCGTTGACTACCCTATCTAACACGTAGGTGCCTATCTGTAAACCTTCTCTACGTAATTGCTCACTGCCTAAGTTTTTAACATTCTGATATAAATTAATTGCTTTTAATATAGTATCCAGGGCAGCATTGCCTGTTGAAATGTCTGACCATATATCTTCTATTGAATCAATTACGCCGCCTATTCCAAATATACTAGTAGTTCCGCCACCGAGCGGAGTTAATGGACTAGGATACTTGTCGTAGTGTAGATTTCCAAATCCTTTTGGAGAATCGTCTTCAACACCGCCTCTAGAATAAACAACTGCTTCGTATGCTACTTGTATCTGATTTGCTGCGGTTTCTGCTGCACCGTAAGAATCCATAGTATCGTGTTGTATACTAGTAATTATTGGATTAACTAATGTAAATCCTGTATACTGGTGCCTACTCAACTGATAAATGCTTATCTTATCAAAAAATGGACCAATACTATCATTATCAAAGCCGTAACGATATTTGTGTGCGTCTTCATTTTTGTATAAATTACGAGGATCAAACGGAGGATAATTTCCACTTATATCATAATTACCGTCTCTAAAATAATATCTATAATAACCTTCTAGCAAAGCTGTAGTTAAACCTAAATTATCGTCATGGAAAGTAATATTGACTGGATCGTAACTTACTGCTGTTTGAACATTCTTTTTTCTGTTATATTGATTTTTTGTAATTACTTCCATGTTCATCTTAGGTAGGTCAACACTTTTTACCAGCATATTAACTTCAGATAAAAACTGTGGATTTTGTGCAAACGTATTTGCAAAGTTTAAACCGTCAGTAGATAATTCAAAAACTGTATGATAAAGAAATTTAGTTTTAGGAGCAAGCCTAAAAGCCGAATGAGTAAATAGATTACTTGCATGGAAGAAGTCTCCCATATTGCCTTTAGGATTAGTAAGCCTATTAAATAGGTTATCTAAATAGTTTTGGAAGTAATTTGACATACAAATATTTATCCGAAAAATAAAGTACGTATATAATAAAAAAGGAGCCGAAGCTCCTTTTTCACTTTAGTAACTAAGTATTAGCTATTATATTCCAATACCGTCACCTCTACCAACGTTACGACCAATACCACTACCTTGCGGTACTTGTATAGCATTGTCATATCTAATTGCTAGAGTGATTGTTACTGGGTCATTTGTTGCGTATGCTAATGTGTTGTAGTTAGCATTTTGTATAAAACATCCGTATAATTCAAATGTTTCTAAAATACCACTGTCAGCTGTTGGAGCATATGCGCCGTTACCGCCATCTAAGATTTCAATTCTTGTAACAAATTTATAGTCGATACCTGATGCTGCACTTGATTGTTCAAAGAAATCAAACTGCTTCTGCATCTGCTCGCCTACGAGCTTCTGTACATTTCCTGTCACATCTTCTCTTAAGTTTAAAGTAATTGGCTCCCATGCGTGTTTACCTGCAAGATATGCTCTTGAGTTGTAAACAGGAATTTCAATTTCCTCAAAATTAACAGTTGGTCTAGTAACGTCAATAACCTGTTTTGTAAGTTCTGTAACTTCGCCTGCCGATACACCAAAGTTTTCGAGTGATACTCTAAAACGATATTGCAACTTGGGCATTAACAGTCCTTGAGTAGTGCTTGACTGGTCAGCTGCTAACGGAACTGTAATCTTTGATAGTGTTGAAATTGACATTCTTTAACTCCTAATTTAATATTATTTATCAAATATAGGGCCCTAATTTAGGACCCCTATTTTATAAACCTGCTATCTCGCCTGTGTTCTTAAGTCTTAGTGGAATGTAAATAAATTCGACTGACTTAACTGGTTCAATTGCAATATCCAAGTAAAGCTCGTTACGATCAATTCTTGATGGTGTGTTGTTTGTCTCGTCACACACAACAAGATAATCATATAGTGCTCTCTGGCTTGTTAATTCTAGTAATAGACTTTCTGCTGCCTGCTTGATTTGGTCCCTAGTAATCTTATCATTTGGTTCAAAGATGTAAGGCTTAGCTAATCTGTTGAGCTGGCTTCTTAAGTAAATCACCAATCTTGCTACGTTGATTCTATCCAGTGAGCTTGCACCTCTTGCACGAGTTTTCTGTCCAAAGTTAACAAGACCTGCGCCTGTAATAAATGTTATTGGATTAACACTTATGCCTTGCAGTGTATCTCTTTGACCTTCGTTTAGTGCAACTGATTCAAATTCGCCTTCAGAATCAATGTAACCTGTTGCTGTTGCGTTTGTAATACCACCGCGTCTTGTACCTGCTGGTGCAAACCATGGATAGCTAACCTGATCGCTTAGTGCAATAGTGCGTAGCATCATGTGCGAAGCTGGTACTACAACGTTGTTACCTGCGTTATCACTTGTAAAGCCTGATGGATAAAATACTCCTAAGTATTCATCATTAGATACAAGTCCGTCATCGTTATCTTCAACAACAGTATTAACATTGGAGCCCCAATCGTTAAGTGAAGTTGCATCCGAAGGTAGTCTCATTGGCGAGTCGCCTACGATAAATGCACTCAGTCCACGATCGTAATTTAGTGAAATCATTTCGCCAATTAGCTCTGGATAACCAGGTGTTGCCATTAAGTTAAAGATTCTTGACTCATCATCTCTAATTGCATCATTGCTGTTAACCATTGCTTGTAATTGCTGAATAACAACTTTACGTTGTGCTTTGCGTCCAAATGATCCTGAACCGTCTTCTTGGTTTCCAGATTCTGTAACCCAACGATTTGGATAATAACCGCTCATAGATTCGCCGTTATTAAATCTTTCGTTGTCACCTAATACATCAATGTAGCTGCGTACAAATTTCTTAACATTAAATCCGCTTCTACGTGTATTCCACAACAACATACCTTTTGGATATAGTGCTGGGTCTGGAGCGTCTGGATCAAGATAGTTGCTAGTTAGCAAATCATCTATGTCAGCAGCTTCGTCTGCTGCGCCGGAAGAACCCCATCTTGCGTCTGCAAATAGAACACCGTCTTCTGTAGTTTGATCTGTTTTGTCAATTAGATCCCATTGTAACAAAGAACCGTTCCACTTGTAAATTGTAGGGAAGTCCTCAAGATTACTTGTAGAAATCCACAGGTCTCCATTTTTCAAATCAGTTCCGTCTGATTGTGCAGTCGGCTCGCTAGCAGCCACTATTGGGCCTGCTGGGTCAGTTTGATCGCCTTCTGCTGCTTGATAAAAAGGACTTGTGCTATCTAAGTAACCTACCCAAGTAGTACCGTTATGAATCATAATATCAACTTCATCAATAATTGAATTATACCATAGCGTACCGTCAGCTGCCAACGATGTTGGAGCATTGTCGCTAGCTGTATAAGTTAACGGAATCCAGTTACTTGCAACAAAATCGTTTGTTGTATCACCTGCTGGTGCAGCATATAAGTTTACTGTACCTGTGTTGTTTGATACATTAAATGCTGAAAAGCCGATTTCTTGTAAGTGTCCGCTAGTATCTGCAATTCTAAAATCGCCTCCTAGTGTGTGTCTTACAATCAATCTATTGTCGGCATCAACAGATGCTTCAACATTGGTTAGTCCTGCTGAGTTAATTGCTCCTGCAATAGTATCAGCATCACCTGCAACACCTGCTGCTGTACCTGAAACAGTTATAGCAGTTCCGAGTGCATCGCTTCCGTTATCAGTTTCTTGAATAGTAAAGCTAAACGCACCAGCTGTAGGAGTAAGTGCTGAAGTGTCAGCAACCTTTCCACTTTGAATAACAGTAGCGCCTGCTACTCTTCTTCTGTAGATTTTAAAATCTGCTAGTACAGGATCTTGGTCTTCAGAAACATTAGATTTAACATATAATGCTCCTATTGCTAAATTGGCGCCGCCGCCTGATCTGTCTAGGCCATATAGTGCTGCATGATTATTTTCAAATATAGGAGCTGCAAATTCGTCAAATAGTTCAGTAGAACCATTAAACTGCTTAACTCTCCATCTTGCACCACTGTTTGGTTCTGTGGTTTTAATCCATAAAGATCCTGTTGGACGTGGATTTGAATCGCTTGACTTATAAGCAGGTACGCTTGTGTGCTTGCTTATTTGTAGTTTAGGTGCATAGTAAGTACCTGCATCCATGCCAACTGCATCTAATAGACTTGAACCTGAGCTAGAAGCTAGTTTTACATCTTCGCCTGTTGAATAAATTTCAAGTGCTGCGTCAACAACGCCGGCTGTAATACCTAGTGTTGCTAAACCTGCTTCGCCATTGATATACGTTGCAATATCATTTACATCATCACCACCTACTGCTGTAATAGTAAATGCATCGTTAATTACCATGTCGTCGCCAGCGGAAATTGTTGGGTTTGCAGTTGAGCCTCTAACAGTTGCCCAAGATTTAGTCCAAGCTGCACTTCCTACTGCTACCCAGCTACCGTCTGTGTTTTTGTACCACATTTTTGGAAGTGTGGTAACAGCAACTACAGCATATGATCCAATTGCGCCTACTGCTGCTTTTGGAGTATAATCACCACCTGCAAAATCTACAACTTGTGTAGTATCTGTTATTACAATAGGAGTTTTAACATTAAATGATTGACCGCCAGTTGTTGTAATTGAATTTCCGTTCCATTCAAAAATACCCCAGCTAGTGTTTCCTGTATCTAACCAATATGTGCCGTCTGCAGGGTTTGCAGTTGGTGCAGAGGAAGATGCTTCTAAAGCACCTAGGTCTACATCTGCTCTTACTACATAAGCTCTGTTTGAAACACCTAACAATGAATAAGCAGCTTGTAGGCCATATTCGTTTAGTTCTGATCCGTGTATTGGATTGTTTGAGTTGTCAGTAACAAATACTGGATCGCCAAATGTCTCAACTAAGTCGCGTTGAGATGTAATTAAATAAGGTATGCCAGCATTGGCAGCCGTTGTGCCTAGTGCTGTTCCTGAGCCGCTACCATTAGTTTTATTTTCTCTTGTAGCGACAAAAATCATTGGTACGGTACCTGGTTCAGCTGGAGTGTAGAAACTTTCGTCTACAACGCTAACCTGTACACCTGGTGATGATAAAGCCATTTTTTTTCTCCTATTAAAAAAGATCTTTGTTAAGTGTATTTAGCAATACAAAATAAAAATAGCCGGATAAACAGTATAAAAAAGGGGTGAAAAAGGTGAGGTAAATACAATATGAGACCTTTATGCCAATGCGGGCAGCGACCTGCTGCTATTAATTACTACAAACACAACAAAGTCTATTACAGAAAGTTATGTGAAGTTTGTCTTAAGCACGGCAAGCCCGGCTTGCCTAAATGGAAACTAGCAGGATATAAGAAAAAAGATACTTGTGAAAAGTGCGGCTTTACTTCAAAGCACTCTGAGCAATTTAACGTATATCATGTAGACGGAAATCTAAATAATTGCAAGCCTAGTAATTTAAAAACTATATGCGCAAATTGCCAACGTATTATGCAGAAGGAAGGAGTTCGTTGGAAGCAAGGCGATCTACTACCTGATTTCTAAGTTCAGTTACAGTTTCATTGTTGTCAATAATTTCATTAAAGCTCGTTCTACCCCAGGCCCATTCTGAACTGTGAATGTCTTTGGGTTCAACTGCACTAATTCTATAGTCTACAAACCAACCAGGTAGTTGTCCTCTACGTACCCACCAAACTTCGCCGTTTAGTTCTTGAATCATCTTTATTTCGTTTGGAAATCTAGTATCTGGAATAACAAAATTTGTAGTAGGATTATCTAAGATTCTTTTCTTAACTAAGCTGACCCAAATACCATCATAAAAACCAGCTCGCATACATTCTGTACCAAACTCTTGTAATACTAATCTTGGCGTGATTGTTCGGCCTGTTTCTTCGGTCCAAAATTCGTCAACTTTTTCTCGCCATTCTCGCGACTCGTTAGTATCACCTTCTACCATGTCACGAGGCCAACTGAACATTTCTGATACAGCATCTTTCAATTTATCAGCAAATGAAACTTTAACAAATCCGTGTTCTGCTACAAGCATATCAGCAACAGTTCCTTTGCCGCTGCCAATTAAACCGCACACACCAATTATCATTAGATTATCTCCACACTGTTACACTATTATAGTGTAAAACTGTAGAGATGTCAAGTATAAATTATAAAAAACTCACGAACAGTTTTTAATTTATAATTATTTTTTTGCACAAATTCATTAACTGCTGTACTCACAGATGGCCAAAGATAATCATCTCCGCATATGTAAGGACAATTAGAAAAGTAGTCTAATTGACTGCTTACTTCTGTATAGCTATGATCGCCGTCTAGGTACACTAGGTCAAATTTTAGTTTATTAGATAATTTCCATATTTCAAAGTCTTCTTCATAGATATTTTTTAAAAGATTAGCTCTTGGATGTTGTGATATAACTCCTGTAAAAATATCTTTTTGGGTGCCTGAGAAATATTTTTTTAAATATTTACGTTTGTTTTCCATAATAGTTTGATGACGAACTGTAAATCTATTCCACGAAAACCTATTGCGGGTTGCAGGTTCAATAAAATTAGAACCCATACTAAAATTATCAAGAACATGAAAATTTGTATCTTCTGGAATTACGTCTAACCAAGCCCATGTACTTCGACCCCATCCGCAGCCTATCTCTAATATATTAGATTCTGGAGGTAGCTTGTTTATCACTAACGAATACAATTGGTGCTGTTTTTCGTTAGTAAATCCGGGTATTTGATCTTTGCTTGTTATTTTAAGTTTCATCTATAATGTCTTTTATTCCGTGTGGTTTTTGAATCCAAACATTGTTTGGTCCAACGTCATAACCGACAATAAGTTCTTTTACTGCTTTATTAACTCCGGGAAAGTCAATATCGTGTCCTGTTAACCACCCTGTGTTTTTTAACTTTTTACTGTAATTTTTAATATCTTTTTTGACTGCTTCATATGAATGGTCAGCATCTATAAAAACTAAATCTAACAGTTCATGTATATACTGGTGTCCTATGTCGCTTAGTTGTTCTAAAAAAACTAATCGATTTCCGTATTTTTTTTGTATTTCTGGTGAATAAAATCCGGCTATACTTTTATCTATAGCGTAAATTTTTAAATCAGGATTGTGATCTAAAAGAAAAAAAGTTGTTCGCCCGTCACGTACACCCACTTCTGCCATTACTTTTAAATTATACTTTTGGATAAGATAATTTAAAAAATATTTTCTATTAGGCTTCTTGTTCCAGTTTATAGTTTGAGGAACTGTAAGATTGTTTTTCTTAGCCAATGGTAAATCCGTATCCTACACCGCCAGGAACTGCTGTTGATACTTCTGCTTCGAGTTTTTCCATTTCTGCTTGCGCTTCCCCTTTAAGGGTTTCGCCGTTTAATTGAGAACCGCCGGCTGGTCCAGCAATAGTAGCAAATTTTGAACGTGCTTCGCCTAGCATATATTTGCAACTAGCAAGTGTATAATCTTTAATCCATTGTACGGCTAGATAATCATCTAATAATTGCTCATCTGGTCTGTAGTTGTAGCAATATAATAATATTTCTTCTTCTGCCCTAGGTCTTTGCAATATAGTTAATTTCTTTGTTGCTGTATTCCATTTGAATTCTATAAACGAACCAAACATACGACCTACTAGTTCTTGATATCCAGCAAAAAGTTCGTATGTTGCTAGTCCGCCCATATTTGAGCTAGATAGCAAATACGTATTAGTATATGCTAAATTGAATGGTTCAAATACAGTGCCGCCATCGCCCCCGCCGGTTCGAGAACCAATGCTGCGTCTAAAAATCTTTCTTACTTCTATAACTTCTGATGGTAAAATGTAATCATTTTGGTCGATAACTAATGGAAGAAACATATAACTTTCTTCAACAGAATTATCCGAACGTTGTCTAAATTTGGACAGTGCTTTAGATAGCGCAGTTTCGTAATGTATAGGATCTAATTCTACGTCAACCATGCCTCCGCCTAGGAAAGTATTGACGTAATCAAAAATATTTTGCTTTTTAGTTGCAAGTGTTGACATAGTTTATTCTCCAATAGTATTTATCGAATAAATATGTGTATGCCAAGATTATCATTATACAAACCAGAAAGAGGAGCAGACTACGAATTTCTTGATCGACAGATTGAAGAAATGTTTACTGTAGGAGGCACAGATGTTTTTGTTCACAAATATATAGGAACAGATGACGGTACTACTGTCAAAGATGAAACTCAAATACAGGATATGTTGTTCCTTGAAAATAGAGACAGGAAATACGACCCCGATATTTATAGATTGCGAGGCGTGTATAATGTACAAGATATTGATTTTGACCTAAGTCAGTTTGGATTGTTTTTAAGTAATGACACCTTATTTTTAACCATACACATACGCAACAGTGTCAAAACCTTAGGCAGAAAAATCATGCCGGGAGATGTTATAGAATTACCTCATCTGCGTGATGAATACGCTGCAAATGATTATAGTGTAGCACTAAAACGTTTCTATGTAGTAGAAGATGTAAACCGTGCAGCAGAAGGCTTTACGCAAACTTGGTACCCGCATTTATACAGATTAAAACTCAAACAGATAGCAGATAGCCAAGAGTACAAAGATATTTTAGATCAACCTATGGATGCAGATGCTCCAGGAGAAGGCACTCTAAGAGATTTATTATCAACATACGAAAAAGAAATGCAAATCAACGATGCGGTTGTAAGTGAAGCAGAAGCGGCTGCTAAAAAGTCTGGCTATGACATTAGCAGTTACTATACGCTTAAATCCGACGACGATGGAAAAGTCGAACTTAGAACTGCTGATGAAACTGACATTGATGCTAGTGGATTAAGCACAACTGACCAAGTAAATGCTGCTCCAGTAAAAGAAGGATATACCGGATATCTATTAGGCACAAGTGATGCACCAAACGGAGCTCAATACGGCGCTGGGATAACCTTTCCCAGCTCAAGCCAAGAAGGCGATTATTTTTTAAGGACAGACTTTATGCCTAAAAGATTATTTAGATATGATGGATCAAGATGGGTTAAAGTACACGATGATGTTAGAATGACACTGACTAATACTGATACTAGGAACACAAAAATTACTTCATTTATTAACAATACAAATACAAATGAGATTGGCGGTGAGCAAGTTGAAGAACGTCAAAGTCTGTCTCAAGCATTAAAACCTAAGGCGGATAACTAATGCAACATTTTTACGACGGACAAATAAGACGATATATTACTCAGCTTGTAAGAATGATGAGTAATTTTTCATATAAAGATGCCCAAGGAAACCTTGTACAAGTTCCAGTCATGTATGGTGATCTTACTAGGCAAGTAGCTCATATTATCCGAGATAATTCTGAAAACAAAATTCCAAGTGCGCCAAGAATGGCATTATATGTTACTGGTCTTGAAATGGATCGAACTAGAACTGGTGATAAAACCTATTCTAATAAAGTTAACATTAGAGAAAGGGCGTTTGACGAAAACAATCAAGAATATCTAAATTATCAAGGTAAAAATTATACAGTAGAAAGATTGATGCCGGCCCCATATACACTTACTGTAAATGTAGATGTATGGACAACAAATACAGATCAAAAATTGCAAATACTAGAGCAAGTATTAGTTTTGTTTAATCCTAGTTTAGAAATTCAAACTACAGATAATTACATTGACTGGGCTAGTCTTAGTGTAGTTGATTTAGAAAATATACAGTTTAGCACAAGATCTATTCCGGTAGGAGTAGATAGTGAAATAGATGTAGCACAATTAACTTTTAAAACACCTATATACATTAGTGCTCCTGTAAAAGTTAAACGCTTAGGTGTAATTACAAATATTATTACAAGTATTTTTGACGAGACAAAAGGTACTATTGATTTAGGATTAAGTAAACCTATTTTAAATGCATACGACGATCAACTAGAAGTTGGATCTGTAGATACTCCAGGAAAACGCTTGCCTGCAACTGACAGTGCAGATGTTGGTAAAGTTGTAACAACAAACTATCAGGCATACGGAGTATACGTAACAGGAAACTCGATACAATTAATTGATAGAAATGTAGTTGGCCAAATTAGTTGGAGAGCATTGTTAGAAGCACATCCAGGATTATATGAACCTGATATAAGTAGAATTTATATTAGAAAACTAGACACTGATCTACAGATGACTGGTACTTTTTCTATAAATGAATTAGATGATACTAAAATTGTAGTAAACTGGGACATAGACAGTTTTGCAAATGACGATATTATAGCAGGAAGAACAAGTATTGATTATATTATCGATCCTACTACAGTAAATCCTTCAGATTTAAAAACACAAGGGCTGCGTGTGCTATTGCTAGACAGCATAGGGTCTACAGAAAATACAGACGGACCCGATGCTTGGAAAGACGATAGCGGTAACGATTTTTATGCAGGTGCAAATGATATAATAGAATGGGACGGAAATTCTTGGTCTGTAGTGTTTGATGCTTCTGCAACAAGTACAATTACGCATACAACTAATCTAAACACCGGAGTTCAATACCGCTGGAATGGATCTGAATGGCTATTAAGTGCTGACGGTGATTATCCACAAGGGGCTTGGCGTCTAAAACTTGAAGGCTAATTATTTGTATGGAACAGATAATTTGTAGCGGAGCTCTATTATATACTCTAGACACTAATAGGTTTTTGTTTGTTCATCGTAATGCTGGCAAAAGATCAAACGTTTGGGGATTAGTCGGCGGCAAAAACGAAACAGCAGAAACTCCTTATAAAAGTTTACTTCGAGAAATCAAAGAAGAAATAGGCGAAATTGAAATATTAAAAACAATGCCTTTAGAAACTTTTGTAAGTACTGATTCTAAGTTTAGTTTTCACACCTATCTTTGTATAATAGAAAAAGAGTTTATTCCTATGTTAAATGATGAACACGACGGTTATGCATGGGTTAGTTTTTCTAAATGGCCTAAGCCGTTGCATCAAGGACTACGTAATACGCTTCAAAGCAAATTAAACCTAAACAAATTAGAAACTGTGTTCCAAGTAATAGATTTATTGGACTTTGACGATGGAAAATAATAATGTTGTAAAAAAAGATTTCGGATACGAATTAATTTGGGCCAGCAATGAAAATTATGGTGCTAAAATTATTGTGTTTGAAAAACCTGGTAAAACAGATTTCTTTTATCAAATACAAACAGAAAAAACTTGGTTTGTTAATGAAGGACAATTTTTTGTTAAATGGGTAGATACTTCGAACGGATCATTGTATCAACAAGAACTTAAACCAGGTTCTGTTTACGAATGTAAAACTCTTGTGCCTGTTTGTTTAGAGTGTGTTTCAAATACTGGTTCAATTAGTGAAACAAATAATGGCACATATGATAATGATGTACACGTAACACTAAGCAAGGAAAACTTTTAATGCAAGTGTCAAAGATAAATCAATTTAAAAAAGATTTTGCAAACTATACTACTGCTATTTCTGCATTACAAGATGTAAGAAAAAAGAAACATTACGAAAATATTTTAAAAGAATTAAAAAATCAAGTAAATTTAATAGACAATGGTCATAGTTCATATTTTCCTGGCAAAATAGAACCAAAAATTTTACGAGAAAATATACAAAGACTTATCGATTTACGAAACGAGCTTGATAAACTTATTAAATAACTGCTAGTCGTTTAACAGTAATTGCCCCTACCATTGCTGCATGACTTTGACACTGATACCTGTAGCCGCCGCTAATACTTTCTTGTATACGCCAGTATAATGTTCCTGATGTTTTGCCTTGTGCATTGGCATCTGTAGAGACTGTTCCGTCAGGTGCAACATGAACCAGTCCAGAGGTGAGTGCTGAGCCCGTGCCGTCTTGTAGTTCGAACGGATGTCCAGATATAGCAGATAGATCAAATGCAATAGTTGTGCCTCCGAGAGCATACAATGTAGGATTGTTGCCGGTGTAGTGACTGTTAAATGTATAAGCACTTGTGCCTATATTATCTACCCTTAACATTGCTATTGCAGGCTC